ATTACCGACCACCACACTTGCAAAGACCGACTTCCGACAGCCGCGGCGGCTATTTTAAACCCGAAAAGACCCCAGTAGCCGTGCTCGGTGTTGTATAAAAACGGGACGAGCAAAGCGTTTATCACAAATCCCACAAGGGCGGGGCATTTTAAAAGAACGGGCTTTAAGGCCGAAAGGGCAAGCCAACAGCCCGTCCCCGTTTCTTATTTGTTGGCAGTTCTTAAAAGTTGGCAATTATGGAAAATGAGATTTGGAAAGATGTTCCCGGATATGATGGGTATTATCAAGTTAGTAATTATGGGCATGTTAAATCATTGAGCAGACAAATAGTTGTAAGAGGAAATACACGTTTATTGCATAATGATAGATTTATAAAAATAAGCAAATATAATAACGGATATTGCTTTGTAACATTATCTAAAAATGGGAAAAATGAACAAATATTACTGCATAGATTGGTAATGAAAACATTTGTTGGTAATTCTAAATTGGAAGTAAATCATAAAGACGGGAATAAAGAAAATAACAACATTAATAATTTGGAATATGTAACCCATAGCGAAAACCAATTTCATTCTTTCAGAGTTCTAAAAAGGAATCCGGTTAAAGCATGGTTAGGAAAGAGAGGGGAAAAACATAATAAATCAATAGGAGTAATTGCGTATAATACAATTACAAATGAAAAAAAAGATATGGTTCCATGAGAATAGCAGAAGAAAAAACAAGTATAAGCAGGGTTACAATAAGAAAATATATAAATAAAAACAAACCATATAAAAACATTTTATTCTATGAATCAAAAAACAATAATTCTTGAAAACGGGCATGGTTCGCAGACCCCCGGAAAACGTTCCCCCATTTGGGGCGACGGTTCCCAATTGTTAGAATGGGAGTTTAACCGTGATATTGTACGCCGTATTGCGGCGATGTTGAAAGCGGAGGGAATAAAGTTTGAAATTTTGGTACCGGAGGACAACGACGTATCATTACCGGAACGTTGCCGCCGTGCTAACGTGATATATGACGATTGCGGGCAGAACGCCGTATTGTTCAGCATACACGGGAACGCCGGAGGCGGCACCGGATGGGAATGTTATACAAGCGTCGGCAAAACGAAAGCCGATGAAATTGCAACCGTCCTTTGTAATGAGGCAGAAAAGGAGTTTGCCCCGGATGGTTGGAAAATGCGTTTCGACCATTGCGACGGCGACCCGGACAAAGAAAGCCAATTTTATATTCTGAAACATACGGTTTGCCCGGCGGTATTATCTGAAAATTTCTTTTTTGATAATGAAAAGGATTGCCGTTTTATGATGAGCGACGACGGAAAAGAAAGGATTGCAAAGGTACATTTTGAAGCAATAAAGAAAATTGTATGAAAAAGTATTTGATTTGGGCGGCAATTGCGATGGTAGTTGCCGCCGTTGCAACAATATGGGTGCAACGAACGAAAATTGAAAAATTGACGGACGAACGGAACAGATACCGGGGAAATACAGAAACATTGTTGCAGGACATCGAAACGTACAAAACAAAGGATAGTTTGAACGCCGCAAAAGTCGGGGTTTTGGAACTGAAATTGTCAGAGTTTGAAAGATACCGGGCGAGCGATGCGGAGTTGATAAAGACGTTGCAGACAAAGAACCGGGAGTTGGAACGGGTTACAACAACCCAAATGGAAACAATCAACGAATTGCGGGCAACCGTCCGGGATAGTGTTGTATATTTGCCCGGCGATACGGTTACGACTGTATTACGTTGTATTGAGTATTCCGACAAATGGGTTGATTTTGACGGATGTATTAAAAATAATACGTTTTCGGGCAAAATTATAACACGGGATAGCCTTTTAATAACGGAAACTGTGCAATATAAGCGTTGGTTAGGTTTTTTATGGAAAACAAAACGGATAAAAAACCGTGAATTTGATATTGTTTCAAAAAATCCACATACAAAAATTACCGGGTTTGAGGTTATAACAATCGAAAAATAACTATCTTTGTATCGAATTACATTTGACCATATAATTAAAGATTTTTTCAAGGATTAGCCGGGTTTCCCCCGGCTTTTTTCGTTTTGCCCATTTTTAGCCCCGTGGCGGGCTTTTCTTTCCCGGATGGATAAATTACACGTTTCGCCCGAAAAAGTGGCTTAAATCGAAAATTCGCCCAAAATAACTATCTTTTGAACCAAAAACAGAAATTTTTATAAAATCAACATAGGATAAAAAGAAATTCTTTTGGTATTTAAAATAAAGGTTGTATATTTGCATTGTCAAACAATAACGACGGAGCGTTTTCCTCGAACATTAAAATTTAAAATTATGTCAGTTTCAATATTCAACGGTTTAGAAGGAACAACAAAGGAAATCAACATGAACTTTCGTATTAAGGTAAACGGAATTGTTGACGGCAAAAAGATTAATACGTTAGTTGGCGTTTCCGGACTGATTAAATTAGTAGGTATTGAAATGGCAAACAAAATGAAACGTCGAGCATTTAACGGTAAAGGTGACAAAATGGAGTGCAAACTAAGACGTGGTATTAAAGTGGTATTTTATAGCAAATAATAACCGACCGGGCGGGTTCCCGGAATAAAAGCAAAACAATTATGAAAGCAGGTAAGATTTTAGAGACAAAAGTAAAAGAATTGATTGTTCCTTTTGATGGTTGTAGAAAACTTATAAATCCGGTTCCGGTTATATTAAAGACATATATAGGTTATAATTATGACAAAAAAGAACATGAATATATTGATTCGGTATTTAATATTGTAGAGATTATGAGATACGGTAAAAAAGGCGTAGTATATGTTTCTGACGGTATAAATATGTGGCGTCCGTCAGAACTCTCTGAATCGGATTGTGAGAAAATTATAAACGAATTATAATTTAAAGCCGGGGGAAACCCCGGCACAATTCAAAGTAATATGAAATTAGATGATTTAGATATTAAGATAAAAAACGAATTGTTGGAACAGCGCAAAGAACTTTGTTCAAAATGGAAACAAAACAGCGCATACGACATTTGTTTTACTAATACAGACGGAACACGTTATTTCAAAGCAAAGCGGGTTGTTTTATCATGGAATGACGACAAAGGGCATTATATGCCATTCGGGGGCGGTACGTATTGGCAAATAAGATATGGTAAAATAAAATGGGCAACCGAGAAAAATCCCATTGGCGGTACGGTTTATGTATGGGTTCAATCACGGGAAACGTTTTCAAAATCTGCAAATGGTACGGTTATACCAAATGAAGTAAAGACAAAGAAAGAAGTTTTGGAAATAGCAAAGCAAATAGGAACGTTGGTAATGTAAGACAGCCGGGGAAATAACCCCGGCAAAATTATAAATCATGGAAATAAAATTGACGTGATGGAAAGCATAATAATAAAAGAAATTGAAATGATGTTGGAACTACCTTCGCACGAAAGACAAAAAGCGTATTTCCAAGACTTATTAAACGCTGCAAAGCCCGTTAAAATAGTTCCGGCGGCTGATGTATTGGAGGATTACGAATTGGAATATATACAGCATGTAATTAAGCCGCAGCCTAGACAATGTTATCGAAATTCCCATTTACTTTGCGAGGCGTTCCCGGAACGGATTCTTTATTGTGAGGGAAAAACAAACGTCCCAATACCGATTGACCATGCGTTTAACAAGGTCGGCGACGCATATATTGACATAACATTTAAATTTGCGTTGCATGAAAACCCGTCAATATATGAGTACGTAACATTTGGCGAGTACGACGCAAAGACCATACGAAAAGCAGTATTGGAAACCGGATATTACGGCGAAATTTACAAATGGTTGTATTATCAGAGTAAGAAATAAAAAGGCCCCCGGCGTCATAAATCAATATACACCGGGGGAATTTTACGCAGTAACCGAGAGCGATATTTGGTTGATGCGGTATTGCAAAGGTAGATTAAAAATCCGATTATCCAACGCACCTCGCAAAAATGATTTTAGAAACAAAGATATATTTTTGGAAAATAGATAAATAAAATACTATTGCATTTGCAAAACCAAAAATAATATTTATATTTGCAGAATAAAATTAGTAGTATGGAAATTTGGAAAGAAATAAAAGACTATGAGGGGTTATATGAAGTAAGCAATTACGGGCGTATAAAGTCATTAGATAGCAATATAATTTTGACGCCTTGTAAACCCGCAACGTCCGGTTTATGTGTTACTTTATCAAAAAACAGAGTAAATACGAAGTTTCAAGTTAGCCGATTAGTCGCGGCGGCTTTCATCCCGAACCCGGAAAACAAACCATACGTTGACCATATCGACGGGGTTAAGTATCATAATTTTGCAGACAATTTACGTTGGTGTACGCAAAAGGAAAATATGAACTATAAACCCGCAAGGCGAAATAAAATTAAATATAATTGCCAAATAGTCGGATATGGAGCGGACGGGAAAGAATGTGTTCGTTTTGACAATTATATAGATGCGGAAAATCGGGGTATGTACAGACATTTGATAAAAAAGAGTGTCGATACCGGGAAACCATATAAGGGAATTTTGTATAAAGAAGAAAAATAAAACCTACCGGGGGGAATACCCGGCAAAGATATGAGAGTAAAAGAAAGCAAAGAATTAAACGAGTTGGCGACCCTTTCCGGGAAACCCGCCAAACAGGTATCCGACATTATCGTTTCGGAATTACTCAATAAAAAAATAATTGAGGAAACGCCGGACAATTGGGGTTGCCCAATTTCCGATTGTTACGAACGGGATATTACCGTTGTTGAGATTGCCGGGGTTATACGTGCAATTGGTATCAACGTTGTAAAATCGGTACATTTGGACGCATTATTGGAATGTGTGTTGATTGGCGACGGGGATTGCCCGGAGTGTGGCGGCGAAATGGAGGTTACGGACGGCGAATATAAGCAAACAGGCGGGGACGGATATATTACGCCCCCGGAATATACCCCAATTTGGGAGGAAACAACGTGTACGCATTGCGGATACAAAGAGAGTAACGAACCGAGTTATTAACAATAAAAATTAAAGTTATGGCATTGAGATTAAGAGTAAACGAAGCAATCGCCCGTTCCGAGGCGAACGGGAAAAAGGTTTTGAAAAAAGACATTGCCGCCCGTCTTTTTGAGGGTGCAAGCGAGAGCGCACAACAGGTAAACATGACGAATTTATGTAACGGCACGACCAAACGGATTGTCCCGGAATGGGTAGTAATAATTTGCGAAATGTGCGGTTGTTCCGCCGATTATCTGTTTGGAATGGAGGATTAAAACCATGAAAAAGAAGTTTATCGAAAAAATGGAAAAGATGGTTGATGTTTTCTTTTCCGATGCGTGGCAAGCAAAGGTTTTTGCAATGATATTTAGCATTTTCGGAGTAATATGTTTTATTGCCGGATTTTGGAATTATATCCATTTTTTGTTTTCTGCAATGTGTGGATTAATGGTTTATGTATTGTTTAACGAATTAAAGAGCAAATAACATGAGAGCGAAAAAGAAACAGCCGGAAAACCCGGAAAAAAGTATTGCAAACACAATGGGTAACGCAGTAAATGCGGTTAAGAAGTTGGCGGAAGCAATGGGACAATTGCCCGCCGATAAATTCCCGGAAATAAACGATGAACAACAGATTGTCCCCGGATTGGATGCCGTCGAAATAGAACAGCCCGCCGGGGCTTTTGAAATTGTGCCGGGCATGACGGTTGAGGAAATGACAGCAATGTTTTTTGATGGTGCGTTGATTGAACCGCCGTATAAAGTATGGCAGCTAAACAGCAAAGGACACCGATATTATTACAAGTTTGACGACAACGGAACCCCGGAATTTTATCCGTCAGTTACAACCATATTATCGCAGACAATGCCAAAATCGGAATTTCTGATTAAATGGATTGCCGACAAAGGTATTGATGAGGCGGAACGATACAAAGCAGAACGGGCGGCGTATGGTACATTTATGCACGCCCAATTTGAGGAACTTATAATTAACCGGGTTTATGATTTGGACGGATTGAAAGCCAAATTGAAAGATTATATTGATAACAACAAATTGCCCGCCGATTTCATTTATTACGCTGATGATTTCAAAAAGGATATATTAGCATTTGCGCAATTTGTTTTGGATTATGACGTTAAACCGTTAGCCGTGGAAATTGCGTTGGTACACCCCGTTCATAATTACGCCGGAATGATTGATTTACCGTGTACGATGTTATCAAAGCCCGGTTCAAAAGAATACATAAACGCAATTGTGGATTTCAAAAGCGGGCGCAAAGGATTTTACGAAGAAGCGGAAATTCAGTTGCATTTATATGCGATGATGTGGAACGAAAATTTCCCGGATATTCCGATTGACCGTGTTTTCAATTTCAGCCCGAAAGATTGGCGAAAGAAACCGACGTACAATTTGAAAGACCAAACAGACAGCCCGAACGCAAAGAAAATCCCGTATCTTTTGGAGTTGGCAGCAATTGAGGACGAAAAACGGGATAATACATTTACGGCGGTTTCCGGGGAAATATCATTGGATAACGAACCGGATTTGACAAACAATATTGTTTCGCTGACGTTGGCGGAACTTGTTAAAAGCAAAGCCCCGGCGGAAAAGAAAAAGCCGGAACCGGAAAAAGCCGTTACCGTTGAGGATTTGAAGAAAGACCCGGAACCCGAACCACAACCGGAACCGGAGGAAAAGAAAACCAAGACCGTAAAGAGAACCACACGAAAAACGGCAAAAACGGCGGAAAACAAGCCCGTCAAGGAAAAGAAAACCGCAAAACGTACAATTACACCAAAAAAAGAAAAAGTGGCTAAAATCGAAGGAAAACAGCCTAAAAAGCCGGAACCCGTGACAAAGAAAGATTTGTTGAATACTGAAATTGATATTTGATTATGAAAGGACGTATAAACATAAACAGACCAACTCCCGGCATACAACGTGTTGTTTTGCCACGTGTGGGGTTTATCAAAGTAGGGTATAAGGAGAAAGCAACCAACGGAAAAGAATATCCAAAAAGTGTTGACTATTTTATTGCTAATGGAAAGTATGCCGGATTGTTTACCAAAGCATACGGCGAAAAGCCGCAAACTATTCAAATAATTTTCCCGGATGATTGCCCGGAAAAGGTATGTAACGAAATGTACGAATACCGGGACGACGACGGGCGACGCATAGCATACGGCGATGGGGAAACGTTCTTTGTATGGAACGGAAAACAATATGCACAATACAGTACAAAGGATTATCCTAATTTGATGGCAGGGGTTACGGAAAAGCACCCAAACCGGGCTGTTAAGAATGGCGGCGACGGATGGATTGTAACGTTAACCGTAACTTTCATTATTCCGTTGGTGCGTGGGGTTGCCGGGGTTTGGCAGTTCGTAACAAAGGGTACGGCGTCAACAATTCCAAATATCCGAGACACGTTCGACGCCATGTTGCAGGAACGGGGATTTGTTAAGGGTATAGTTTGGGATATGAACGTACAATTTGCCGTCTCTCAAAAGCCCGGCGACCGTTCCCGTTATCCGGTCGTTTCCATTGTTCCGAACGAAAGCGAGGGGAATTTGCGTAAAGTAACTGAAGCATTTAAACCAATAAAATTGATAGAAGAATGAAGAAAATTATTTTGTTTTTAGTGATATCAGTAATGTGTGTAAGCGTGTATGCCCAAACTGTAGTAGAGGTTGAAACGTTGAAAGTAACAGACCTTGGGAACCAAAAATTGTGCGCTGCAAAGGTGAATGGGTGTATAGACCATTATTACATTATGCTTAAAACTAGTAATATATATCAAAAGTATATTACTGTTTACCTTGGGGATAAGGAGGAAGCTATAAGGTTACTCCGGTTTTTGTATGACTTAAATTCTAAGGGTGGAACCTATATACATCTGGAAAATAGGACTAACAACGTAGTTTCATGGAATAGATTAGGCTATTATACAGTATTCTCTGAGGGGAGGGCATTAAAAGGACATATAAGAAAGCAAAATATTAAGGGCTTTATCGCAGAATTAACCAATAATGTTTGATAATTCAAAAAAAACATCTATTTTTGCAGCATAAACAATCGACCGTTACCGATTGAAAGATATTTGCTAATTAGCTACAAAGCCCCTTTTAGATGTGTAACGGCTCTAATTGGGGCTTTTCTTTTTTATCTATGAAATACAACGAGTATTTACAAAAAGGGTACGCAACGTTAGATTTTAACATTGTACCAAGACAATTGCACGTTTATTGGTTGTGCAATGATGTTTCAAATGACATTTTGAGGGTAGGAATAACAAAGAACCCGTATTTGATAGCGGCAAAGATACCCGATAAAACACATTTAATTCTTTTCCAAGTTGACGACAAAGAAGAAGCCGAAATATTGGCTAATAGCATGATTTCGGATATTAGCCCGGACGGGCAAAGATTGTTTAATGTTTATACATTTGGGCAAGCAATTTACCGATTGCGTGAGGTTTGCAATAATTATGATTTGGAAAGTATTATACAAGCATATAATGCGGCAAACGGGGTAAATCAAAAACTATTTTCATATCAAGGGAAAAAATGGATATGTAAAAACGTTATTGATGATTATATTTCAATGGTTGAATATTTAAACAGCAGAGAAAATGAAAGAAAATAATTACATAACAATTCCCGGATTTTTACGTACCCGTTTAGATTTGAAAGGTAGTGAGTTGATAATAACAGCCCTTATTTATGGGTATTCGCAGGATGGCAATTCGTGGTTTATGGGAAAGACCGAATATATTGCAGAATGGGCGGGAATTACTGATAAAAACGTTTTGCGCAGTCTTAAAAGTCTGACAGAAAAAGGAATTTTGGAAAAGAAAGAAATGTTTGTCAATAACAAAGCGAAAAGATGTTATTATAGATTCAACTTTGAATGTGCCGAGTTACAAAACAGCACCGTAGCCGGGTATCAAAACAGCACCGTAAATAATAATATAAATAATAATATAAATAATAATATAAAGAAAGATGCTAAAGCATCTAAAGAAAATCCGGACGGATTTTCACAAGACAATTTTTCAAACGAAGAAAAAACAGTTAAAGCAAGTATTGTTTATGGGTTTACCCCGGAATTGTTGGACGTCAGAAAACAAGTAATTGATAAAGTTGATAATTACTTTGCAAAACTTGTATTCCCATTTGATAGCGATGAATTTAAACGGAACTTTTATATTTTGATGTGTCAACCGAAATGGAGAACGTCGCAAAAGAGTTTTTCAGCGATACAAGCAAACTTAAATGGTTTGAGTAAATACCCGGAAGAATTTGCGCTGATTCTGATAAAAGAAAGCATTTCAAAAGGTTGGGCGGCGTTAGAATATGATTCAACCCCCGAAAAATACGAAAAATGGGAAAAAATGAAACGTTCCGTAAAGACAGAGCAGCAAAGAAGCAAAGAAATTGCGGATATGATGAAGTATTTAAACAATGATTTTGATTGATATGGGAGCTATTGAAAAAAAAGAAAATACGGCTTTAGAAATATATAATACCAAGCCCGGAACAAAAGCCATTGAAGTACGCCGTAGAATGATGCAATTGCCGGAGGTTGCCAAAGCATTAAACCCAGTTGAAAAATATGTTTTCGCAGCGTCAACAAAAACACCAATTGCGGAAATTGACGATGCAAAATTAGTTGAAAATCTTTCGTTACTGTTTAAGCGTATAGCAATAGACGTTGGTTATATAATACCACAGAATGAAAATGATTGGAATTATATACAATCCCGGTTGTTGGATATTCTGAAACGTTATTACTCAGATATGACGTTGGCTGATATTAAGATGGCTTTTGAATTGGCGACGACCAGAGAGTTAGACGAATATTTGCCGAAAGATAAACAAGGGAATCCGGACAAAAACCATTATCAACAGTTCAACGCCGATTACTTTGCAAAGATTCTGAAAGCATACAAGCAAAAGCAGACAGATGTAATTGACAAAGCATACAAAGCTATACCGGAAAAAAACAATGAAATTTCGCCGGAGCAAATCCGGAGATTTGAGATACAAAGACAATGGCGGAACCGTTATATTTTCCTTTGCTACAAATACACCGGGAAATTAATATTGGGGCTAACTGATGATATGTTTTTGTATGAATGGTTGCAAAAATGCGGGTTGGCTGATGATGTACAAGTTAAAGAGGACGACCGAAAAGAAGCGTTTGCCCGGTATATGCAGCGTGTAGCCCGTGGAATGATAAACCAATATACAGCGTTTCAAGTTCGCCGAAAAGGAACCGAAAGCCCGGAAATTGATTTTACGGCGTTTGAGGTTGCCCGGAAAAAGGAGATTATAAAAGCATTTGACCGGATGATTTCCGAGGAAATGCAAGTTGATAACTACATGAAGTTTTAAATATGGAACTATTTATTGTTTGCTTTATAATTGGCGTAATAGGTTATTTTACAAAAGCGGGAGGTTATATATGGAAAAAAATATAAGAATTTCAGCAGTAGTGGGAATTGACCCGGGAAGCAATGGTGGTATTGTAACATGGCGCCCCAACCAAAATATAAAAGCAATGAAAATGCCAAAGGATTTAACAGAATTGCGTAATTATTTGGAGTATCTGAAAAGCATTTGTTCGCCGATCATTTTTCTGGAAAAATTGAGCGTGCGCCCGGATGATATAACGCCGGGTGCCGATGGCGTCAATATGGGAAAGTTGTACCGAATACAAAAGATGATGGCAAACTTTGAGCAGTTGAAAGCAATCATTTCAGTTTGCGATGTTCCGTTTGTTATGGCGCATCCTATGAAATGGCAAAACGAATTGAAGTTGCGGGCAAAGATAAGCCGGAAAAAGGAGGAAAAGAGCGAGCGAAAACGCAGATACAAAGAGATTGCCGGGAATTTGTACCCGGAATTGAAACCGACATTGTGGAACGCCGACGCCACGTTGATAATGCACTTTGGACGATACATTTTGCGCAACAACCCCGGTTGGGTGCGTCAGAATTTACCAAGCAACATGCACGAACGTTTGTTTTAGCCACGTAGAGCGATTTTAATTTCAAAATGGATAAAATATACATGGAAGAAGAAAAAACCCCGCAAATCGAAAATCCGGGAAAAATAACGTTGGAAGAGTTCGCCGAGTTAATCCGACAATTGCGTCATAATCAACGCAGATATTTTGCGCAGCGTCGCCCGGAAATATTAGCGACCTGCAAGAAATTAGAAAGTGAAGTTGATGCAATTGTTGCTAAAATAACAGATAAACAAATGAGGCTGTTTTGATTTATGCCCGGAATGTATAACGTTCCGGGTTTATTCGTTTTTTTTTGAAAATAAAAATAATTTTCTTTTGTAATTACGAATTATACGTTATCTTTGCAGCATGAAACCAAAAGAAATATACTTAAAAGAGTTTGATTGTATAGTTACAGAAAATTGTAAGGTTATACAATTTGGGAAAGAAAAGCGAGCGTTTAAGGCGGGCTGTTATATGAACGTAAATTTAAAGATTGGAAATTCATACAAAAGTTTTCGATTACATAGGCTTATAGCATTAGCGTTTATTGAAAACCCGGAAAACAAAAAATATGTTGACCATATAGACGGTAATAAATTAAATAATAAAATAGAAAATTTGCGTTGGTGTACAGCAAATGAAAATATGAATTTTGGAAACTTTATAAAGAAAAAAAGAGAATATAAAGTTAAAAGAATTGACGCAAAAGGAAATGTTGAAATATTTAATGATGTATCAGATATATGTGTCAATAAATGGGAAAAATATGTTATACTACAATGTTGTAAAGGAAAAAGAAAAACAGCATACGGGTATAAATGGGAATATGTAAAATAATATTGACCGCCGGGGGAAACCCCGGCACAAACCGAGAGCATTATGATAGTAAAGAAATTAGAATTGGTAAATTTCCAAGTAATTAAAGAGTTTAACGCAGATTTCGACGGTAACGTTTATTTCATTACCGGAGATAATGAGTTGGGAAAATCAACCGTATTAAAAGCAATTGGGGCTTTGTTGACCGGGAACCGTGACGCCGTATTGAAGAACGGAGAAAGCAAAGGTTTTGCAAAAATGATTGTCGGCGACGACGGAGAGGAATACGAGGTTGAATTGAAATTCACAAAAGCAAACCCACGTGGCACGTTATCAATTAAATCAAAGACAACCGGAATGAAAAGTGATAACGTTTCTATGTTGCAAAAGATTTTCGGTTATACAGATTTTGACGCCGTGGAATTTTCCCGTTGGTCGGAAACCGCCGAGGGACGCAGAAAGCAAATTGAGGTTGTAAAGTCTTTGTTGCCGGAAGAAGTAAGAACAAGGATTGCCGAAATTGATACAACCGTTGCCGGGCTTAAAACAGAACGTACCGGAGTAAACCGAGATTTGAAAACCTACAAATCAATATCAGATGCAGCCGGGCAGGGATTGACAACGCAGGATTTGAAAACGTATGCCAAACCAAAGGACATTACGGAACTGATGAAAGAACAGCAGGAAAACGCAAAGTTGGTTGAGAAAGCAAAGGGCGTGCGTTTACGTATGGAAGAAAGAAAGGGGAGATTGGCAGAGATTCCGGGACGTTTGGCAGCCGCCAAAGATTCATACAACAAAGCAATTGAGGCGGCAAAGAAAGCAATGGAAGAAGCCGAAAAGACGTATAAACAAACCGTTTCGGTCGTTGAAGAAGAAAAGAAAGATTATGAGGAAAAAATAGCAAGTGCCGAAAAATGGTTAACAGATTATGAGGCTTTGAACCCGAATAATTTCGATACAGAAAAACAATTGAAAGAAGCCGAGGAACACAACAAAAAGGCTGCAAAGGTTGCCGATTATCTTTCAAAGAAAAAACAAGCAGACGACAAAAAAGCAGAAGCGGAAAAGATGGATTCAGAAATTGCGGAATTATCCGCCGAGCGTGAAAAACTTATTTCGTCGGCGAAATTGCCGATTTCCGGACTTTCGTTTAGTGATGATGGGTTAGTATTAAATGACGTCCCATTTGTCTCCGGAAAGGTTTCAGATTCGCAAATAATGGAGGTTGCCGCAAAACTGATTATTGCAAGTAACCCAACGGTTAAGGTATTCAGAATTGCGAGGGGCGAAAGTTTGGGACAAAAGAGATTGCAGGCAATTTTGGATTTGGCAAAAAAAGAGGGATTCCAAGGTTTTATTGAAAGTGTTGTAAGGGGACAGCAGGATTTAATTATTGAGGAATACACAGAAAACGAGTAATTAACCGGGGCGTCGGTTTCCCGGCGTCCCTTAAACAAAACAATATGGAAGTTAAAGAAATGACAATTTCGGACGTTTTGAAAACACCCGCTTTTTATAATAATCTGAAAGTGGTTATTTCCGATTTGGAAAACACCCGCAGAAAAGCCGGAATGATGGCGGACGCACCATTGAAGCGGCACCCGATAGACCGTTTGCAGGAACGAGGAGTTTTTGAACCGGGACAAATGACGGTATTGTATGCAAATGCAATGGATAAGAAGTTGCAGGGATATTCAAGCAGCGAAAGAAAGTTTATATTGGAAGTTGGCGGCGAAGCGTTTAATATTACAATGAAACAATTTGTTGACCAAGAAAAGAAAGACAATGAGGAAAAGAGAGATAACAGCAACGGGAATGATTAATAATAACGGCGGTTTACAAATGTACATGGGGGAATTAAATCAATTCTTTGCAATGCACAAAGGTAGCCGCATAATCGCCCGTTTTATTGTAGCGTCGCCCGGTTCGTCAGAGGCTTTGAAAGGTTATTATTTCAATTACGTTGTACCAACGTTTAGAACCGGAATTTGGGAGGCGGGCGAACGTCTGACAGATGAACAAACCGAACGCCGATTGCGTGAGTTGTCCCCGGTTATGTATGAGCAAATACCGAATATTGAAACCGGGGAATATGAAACCCGGTTGCGTAAAATACCGGAGTTGAGCAATGCGGAATTGATAGAACATATAGAGCATTTAAAGCAGATTGCCGCAGAAAATTATAATTTGTATATTGACGACCCAAGAAGCATTTAATATGAAGCATTATTCAGAATTAAGCCCGTTGGAAAAGAAAGCGAGAGAGGCAAGCGGGCGGATTAAATGTACGGATTGCCCAATATATAAATTATGCAAGACAAGCGAAATGTTTATTGATGCGTGCGATTTTATTTATTTGTCGGCATTTAAAACCGGGTATAATACCCGTAAAAAAGAAACAAGAAGATTAAAAAAGAAAAAATAATATGTTTTGCAAGTGTAACCAACCCCGTAAATGTTACCCGTTGAAAGATTGGCGGGTTATCCGGTACCAATATACGCCGCATGGATATAGCCGGGTTAAATGTTTGAAATGCGGTTGCGTGTGGATTACACGGGCAAATTATGTTGAACAAACGCCCAATAAAGACGGGCAAAAAAGATTTTTTATTATGAAAAAAGTAACATTGAAAGACAGCAAAGGAAATGAGATAAACGACATTATGAAAGATGTTTTGACGTTCGATTGTGAAACAACCGGGTTGCCCCCAAAGGGCGCAAAATGGGACGTTGATTTTGCGGAATTTCCAAATATTGTGCAATTGGCATGGGCGGTAAACGAAAAGGAACGTTCATTTATCATAAAGCCGGAGGGGTGGGAAATACCGGAGGCCTCAATTGAGGTACACGGAATTACAGCAGAGAGAGCAAACGCCGAGGGCGTCCCATTTGCTGACATTATAGACGAATTTTTGGAGGATTGCAAAAAAGCCCGTTTGTTGGTCGGACATAACATTTACTTTGATACGTCAATTGTAAAAGCAATGATATTGCGCATTATGGGTCGTGAATATTACGACGCAAAAGCGGAGGACGCATTGTTTAAGGGCAAACGAATTGATACGATGATGAAAACAATTAAATTTGTTGGCGCATTGTATGCAGACGGACGTCCGGGCAAATATCCGAAATTGGAGGAACTTTACAACAAGTGTTTCCCCGGCGAAACATTCCCGGCGCATGATGCGTTGGAGGACGTGAAAGCCTGCAAACGTTGTATTCCGGTTTTGGTGGAAAATGGTATTATAGAACTGAAACCAAAAGAATATCCGGCGGAACAATTGAAGTTTAACCCGGAACCGGAACCCGCAAAGACCAAAAAGGTAAAAAGGGAAGTTTTAGTTCACGACCCGAAACCGAGATTGGCACCGGATGCAGAGCCGGAAAACAAGGTTGCAAAATTGTTAAATGAAACAGACTTTTAAATTATGAACGAAAAAAAAATGTGCATTGATTGCGTGGATTATCCGGTATGTTGTTTATCCGGTCGTTGTGCTGATGATGAACCGTGCGAGTATTTCCAAGAAGAAACCGACCCGGAGGAACCGGGAAACAATAAAGATTAAAAACTATGAGCGAAAAAAAACAAAATGTTATGCCGATTCCTACAAAGGAAAAGTTTGCATTATCGAAAGTGAAGTTGTTGAAAGATGGCGGGTTAGACGTACATTATGAAGTAACGGAAGTTGTCGGAAATGAGAGTTACACGAACAAATACCATGTATTGAGTGCAAAAGACATACACCCGGATTTGCGTCATTTGTTTAATGATTTGCGCCCGATTATGGGACGTGTATTCAACATAACGTCATTTAAAACCATGATGGCAACGCCGGAGTTTAAAGCAACAAAGAAACAAACAGATATTGCAGCCGCATTTGCGGAAGAATGTTTGGACAATATAGAGGTTAGGGGCGTTTCTTTGTCCGGGCAAGATGATAACGTAGGCGTCGTTTTAACCGGATTGTTTACCGTATCAAACAATCAGAAAACAGCAATCAACACCCCACGAATGAAATACAACGTTGAAACGTTCGGTTTTGAGGAAGATTTGGAAAACATTGTTTGCGATATTGAAAACGAGGTTTACGAATTTCTGTTTGAGGGCAAAAAGGCGCAAATGGATTTGTTCGGGGCTGATGGGGAACCAAACCCGTTAGTTTACGTAAATGATGCAGACAACGAAAATGAAAATGATATGTTCCCGGAAATGGCAGACCCGGCGGACGATACAGACAATATGTAATGGAGCCAATATTGTTGACCGAGCGTTGCGAATATGAATATTGTGTTACACGTGGTTACGAGCCGTTATTGGATATTCGTAATTTTCGGTTAGATATACGGTTGCGTGTTGAGTTACAACGGGAATTGTTCGGGCATTGCGTTTTAGGACGTGGCGACATTCCCGTTGCCAACCAACGGTTTTTCCGGTGGGTTTGGGAACATAAGCCGCACAGATGCGAGGAATGTTTAAAGCCGTTACGGAATTATTCCGCCGTTTATTGTTCGCATATATTGACCCGTGGAGCGTTTCCCGAAATGGCGCATGATGCAAGAAATATAAATATACTATGTTTTGAACATCATTCATGTTGGGAGAATGGGGATAAAACGAAAATGCGTATATATCCGGGCAACGTCCGGATTATTGAATTGCTTAAAAACGAATACAGAAGTTTGAAAATATGAGGACGAAAAAAAGAACACCCGATTACGGGGCAATTTCCCGCCGTTCAATCAAAAATGATTTCAGACGGGTACAAACATACCCGGAAATGGAGAAACGCCCGCAAATCGAAAATCCGCCCGAAATAAATGCAGAAAGACGGGTTTTGTTTGTTAGTGAAAATTCAGCATATTACCGATACCGTTCTTTTTTCGTCGGTAAATTGGTAAGACTAATAAAACAATCAAACGTCGGCGGTTGGATAGTTGGATTTGTTTACGACGACGACCGGAAAGCGATAAATCATGCCGCCGGATGGTCGGATATGAAAAAAGAATATTTGTTGGATGGCGTAAAATTTAAGTAGATGAAAATCAAAAAACAAACCGGATATAAAATTGTATTTTATACGTTCGTGGCGTTAACGGTTGCGTCATACATTTGGACGTTATGGAGTATTGGAAGTTGGATTTTTAAAGCTATATTTCTATGAGTGTAAACAAAGTTATTTTAATGGGTAACGTCGGAAAAGACCCGGAGTATAAAGATTTCGACAACGACGGTTCGGTTGCGAAATTCACGTTGGCGACAACTGACAGAGCATTTAAAACGGAAAATGGTACAGAAGTACCGGAGCGCACCGAATGGCACAATATTGTTTTGCAAAATGGATTGGCAAAGGTTGCAAAAGAGTATGTAAAAAAGGGCGATAAACTTTATATTGAGGGGAAAATAAGAACCCGCAGTTATGAGGACAACAACGGCGTCAAAAGATACATTACAGAAGTTTACGGGTTTAATATGGAGATGTTGTCGCCAAAGAAAGACGGACAAACAACGCAGCAGGGAGGCGCACCAACACCGCCGCCGCCAATTCCCGACCAAGACAAAGATGATTTGCCATTTTGAGAATGAGGAACGAAATTAAAATTCAAATCCCGGAGGGTTCCCGGCTGATTGGGACACGGACAAAGGGGCGAACGGTTATTGTTTCTTTTGAATACAATAAGGAGGACGCAGCCGTTCCGGAGCCGGAACCGATACGACCAATTGGTTTTGCCCATTACAAGGAACCCGCCGGGAAAGATAAAAAATAAAGTTATGCAGTTTAATAGCAAAGAATATGACCCCGAAAAACACGACCGTTGGCGTGCGTTGACCGTCAAACAGCCATACGCAAATGATTTGGTAACGGCGGCATACAAAGACGAAAACGGCGTTGTTTACGGGCGAAAATCAATTGAAGTTAGAAGCAAAAAAACGTCATACCGTGGCGACGTTCTTATTTGTTCGTCGGCAAAACCGGTTTATCCCGGAATGGAAAGCGGCGTTACTTTGGGATTGGTTGAGTTGTACGACGTGAAGCCGATAAAAGAGTTTACGCCGGAGGATTGGGAAAACACCCGGATTCCAAAGGAAAAGAGGGCAAAAATAACAAAGGGTTTCGGATGGATGATGCGCAACCCAAGACGTGTTGTTGAAATGCCAATTAAGGGGCAATTGGGTATCTATAATCTCGTATATACCAAGGGCGAAATAATACAATACCCCCGGAAAATGGTAATTGACAAAAAGAGTTGGGAACAGATAAAAAAACAGATAGAGAAATGAAAACAATCGGATTCCATATTGGACGTATCGGGTTTTATTTGTATCTGCAAAGTTTGTGGAAGTATAAGCAATTTTATTTGACGCCCGGAGTTATGGTTGAGGGCGTAAAAGGACATGACGTTTATTTAGATATTGAAATTAAATTGCTTTGTTTTTCCGTTGGTTTCCGGCTGATATGGATAAAAACCAAAAGAAATTATTAACTTTGTAATGTAAAATACTAAAAACGTGAGCGATGAAAGAGATAACAAAAATATTGCCATTAAATGAGGCGGCAAAGTTTCAAAAATCCGCAGGCAAATATGATTGTACAATTACGGAATTGGCGGTAATGGGAGCAGGGAAAGCAAGAATTTCAATTTCCGGAACAGAGGAAAATTTGGATTTGTTGGTTAGTTCGATAGAAAATGAGAATAAAGAAACCACAACCGTTTGAACCCGGACGTGAATACAACCCCGGCGAACGTGCAGTTTACCGGGGTATGGTAATAATTGCGGAAAGATGGGTTAAACCGTCTGATAAACTGATTGAAAAGGTTGGCAAATTTGTATGTTTGAGTAGATGCGCGTGTTGCGTTATCCATAAAGACGATTGCCCGGCGGTTGGGCTTAAATGCCACAGAACAAGCCGGAGCGATAACAAAGTAATATATTTCAGAAAATTGTATAACATAACAGAAAAAAAGCGATGAAAAAGATATTTCAATTAATAGTATCAATCCCGCACGATAAATTATTGCATATTATAGCGGGAATGATTGTTGTAATGTTGGTTTTGCGTTTGGTTTCATTTATCGGGATTCCGGGAATGATTGCACGTATTATCGCATTGATAGCAGTAATTTTAACCGGGGTATTGCGTGAGGTTTACAACAAAAAACACGGAGGCGTATTTGATAAAAAAGATTTGTACGCCACAATTTCCGGAGGACTGATTGTTTTATTATTAACCGTTTATTAATTGGAAATGAGTGAAACAAAAATAATATTAGATGCCTGTTGTGGCAGTAGGATGTTTTGGTTTGACAAAGAAAACCCTTTGGCTTTGTTTGCTGACATTAGGGACGAAGAATACATTCTTTGTGATGGGCGAAATCTGAAAGTCCACCCAGACATCGTATCGGACTTTACCGATATGCCGTTTTTGGATAAATCCTTTAAACTGGTAGTGTTTGATCCACCCCATTTGCTAAAGGTTGGCAAAAATAGTTGGTTAGCCAAGAAGTATGGTAAACTTCCTGAAGATTGGCCAAGGGTGATAAAAAAGGGAATTGATGAATGCTTTCGTGTTCTGGATGACTACGGAGTTCTGATTTTCAAATGGAATGAGGAGCAGATAACAGTTAGGGAAGTATTGAGTGCCATCAATCGGCAACCACTCTTCGGCCATACTACTGGAAGACATGGAAAGACTATGTGGATGTGTTTTATGAAACTGCCAATTAACTAATAATTGATATAAAAAGGAATAAAATTATGGATAGTGTGGAACTTAATGTCTTACTTGAAATAGAGGAGGATGAAATATGACAAAAGAAGAGGTTCTTAAATTGGAGAGTGAAGATAATAGAATAATCAACTGCACAGGCAATAAAATTGAATTTGCCAACGGAGACGTTTATGCCATGAGTTCACCAGGTAGATTGTTTTACAAGGTGAAATGCTTTGTACTTTAATTCAAAACAAATTAGATATGGAAAAAAGAAGTTTTATTCCGTTTGATGCGGAAACGTTTTTGATGATTGAAGATGTAACGGGAACAGAACCGGAAGTTACAGAGAAAGAAAATTACTTTGAACTTAAAATGTACGCCCCGGACAAAGAGGAAAGAATAATTGAAGCCGCAATATATGCAGTTCAAGGCAGATACGGAAAAAGAATAAAAGACGTAAGGACGATTAAAGAACAAAACCTTTTGCGTGGTGCAATATTCTTTGTTGAATACGAAAAAGGGGCGGGAAATTTGCCAAATGAGTTGCGCACAAATTTAGGTATGCCGGACGAAACCGCCGGGGATATTTATTGCCGCCGATTGTTAGAAGTTCGTGCATTACCCGTAAAGCGTGATAATTGGGAAAAATTGCAGATTTTTACCGGAGGCGGAACAATGCAGATTCCGAGAACGCCCGGCGGTTTGGCGGTTTATTCATTCCCGACCGAAAACGGCGTAATGTTGGACGTACCGGAGGGAAATTTTATTGTATTGACACCGGACGGAAAATTTGGCAAAATGGATATGCAAACGTTTATGGCTAATTTTGAAGAAAAAGACGCCAATACCGCCGGATTGACCTTTGACGAAAAGCGATTGTTTGAAAAGATGAATAAACTTTTCGGCAAGAATATAGAAAAAAGATTGGGAAAATTAGCCGAGGAATACAACGAATTGTTTGAAGCGTTTGAAAGATATTTAAGCAGGGAAAAAACGCAAAGAGAAATAAACGAAATTAATCCCGGAACGCATGATATTATCGACGAATTGGCGGACGTAAACGTTGTTTTATTCCATATTGCGGCATTATTAGGGTATAGCCAAAAGGAATTGCAGGAAATGGCATATACTAAAATTGCAGGACGTGAGAAAAACCCGGAATTTATGCGCAAACACCCACAAAACAAACCGGAAAGCCCGGTTTGCGGTAATATGCAGCAGGAAACCGCCGAACAATACAAACATTTTGAGAACCGTTTTAACAAAAGACTATGACAAACGAAGAAAAAGAAGAATTAAGAAAAAAAGCGTTGTTCCTTACAAATACGGCGTATCTTTTGGCGGACATGGCACATACATGCGTTTTTTACGCTGATGATAAATTAAACCATTTAGGCAAATGCTTTGAAAAGGGCGAAAAAATGAGATTCAAAAAAGCCGCAAAGTTGACAAAAGAAGCATTTAAAGCCGTCAAGGAAATAACGGAACCATTGTATAATATTACCGACGTTGATAATGCGTGTATTGATAGCGATTATCTTTTGGAAGTTATTCAGTTGGTAATAAACAGAACCGACGAAACCGAGGAAAGCAAAACGGCGATGTTGGAATACATAAAGAAGTTACCACAAATTGAACATATAGAAGTTTAAGCGTATGAAAAAAGATTTTAAACAAGAACTAACCGAACTTATTAATAAGCACAGTTTAGAAAAGGAAATGAGAGATACCCCGGATTTTATTTTGGCACAAGTTTGTATTGATGCAATGGCGGTATTTTCGGAAGCAATCGCCCGCCGTGACGAATGGCACGAATTCAGAAAGGCAGACGAAAAGAGTTCGCAGGATGCAAAACACAATTACCCGGATGATTGCAATATTTGCAAAGACCGTTTTAAATGTGCTGACTTTATGAGAACGCAACCAATTGCAAATCTGATTCAGCGTTTCAAGACGACAACGGACAAAGAGGAAAAAACAGCAATCGCCGGATTGCTAAAACAGATAAACGCCGATGCGTCGGGAAAGCCTCAAAATGATATACCGGAAGAAGTAAAAGAAGTTGCCGGAAAGTTGGCAAAGGCTTTTGGCGCACGTGTTGAGATACACCGTATTGAGATACCGGAAAAGAAACGTAAGTTTAGAAAGAAACCAAGAAAGGAGCAAGGCAATGAAACCCGTTGAATTTCCCGGCGTGAATGTAGTATTTGCAAAAGACCAACCGGAATATATGCCGTTACCTGCAATGAAAATCCCCAATGACCCGCAGGGGCTTATAATTACCAAATGGCAGTTATCCCCGGAAGAATTGGAGAGAGTAAAAGAAACCGGAACAATACATTTGTCTATGCTGACGTTTAACCAACCATTGCAACCCGTATTGTTAACCGTAGATTTACCAACAGAAAAATAAAAAGTCATGGATAAAGAAACATACATAAAAAGGATTGCAGAATTAAACCATATAAGGGAAAAGGCTTTGCAGTTCAATGATAAAGAAAGGGAAAAAGCAGTAGAAAGCTATAATGCTGCAAATTGTCCTTTCAAGGTAGGCGAAAAAGTTATATTTGCCCTAAACAGAAGCGGAATAATTGAAAAAATATATGCAAATGATTATGGAAATTTTTCGTATGATATAAGAACCATAAAAAAGGACGGGGAACCGTCAAAGATAATTGTTCATACAAATACATGGGACAAGATATATAAGGCATAAAAAACGCCCCGGAATTATAACCGGGGCTTTGCCGTTTAGGTACCGGAACGAAAGAAAGCCAAAATTAGCCCCATAGAACGACGATAATTCAAAAGACAATAAAAGTATCAAGTAACAAACAAAACCCGATTAAAACGAAAATTCCCCGAAAACAACAAGCAAAGGGAAAGCGACGTTTGAGAGGAAAGCAAAGCAAAAGACTTTGCTGTTATAAAAAGGTTGGAAAATGGAAGCAAGTAAAAGACAAAGGGGCGGACGCCCGAAAATGTGCAAAAGGACGAAAGACCAAAGGGAATTTGATTTGTCGTTTTGCTCAAATCTGTTTTTGCGTGGTTACACGTACAAAGAGATTTCCGAAAGACTGAATGAAGAAAACGCCCGGCGTGGGGTCGGTTACACAATCAGTAAACAGATGGTTTATTGGGATATGCAACAATTGCTTATTGAGTGGAAACGTGAGCGCATGGAAAATATAGACGATTACGTTACGCAGGAATTGCGAAAGTTGGATAAAATGGAGGTTGAATTGTGGGAGGCGTGGGAACGTTCCAAGACCGGGAAAACGAGAGAGAAAAACAGACAGAACGCAAACCCCCGTAAAGTTTTGGAGGATGGCGATAACCCGGAATATTACGGGTATGAGGAAACCACAACGGAAACGTCCGCCGGGAACCCCCGGTTTTTGGATTTGCTTTTGAATGTGCAGCAACGCCGGGCAAAGATGTTGGGATTTGATGCACCAATTAAAGTTGAGATTCCGGGAATAGAAAAAAGCATAAACGGCGATGCACCGCAATACGATGTATCAGCAATCCCGGAGGATTTATTGTTTGCGGTTGCTGATAAACTACAAACAGCAGAATATAAAAAACAATTAGCAGAGAAAGGAGTAATTGACGATGGCACGAACAACAAAGAATAATATCAAGAAAAAAGACGAACCGAAACCCGTACACACGTGCGGCGAATGTGGTTGGGGTAAATTCTATTATGAACATTCAAATTTAGATATGGCCGGGAACCCGATTTGTTTAAAATGCCCGTTTGTCGAAAATCACAGTATGATACGTTCGGAAAAAGCGTGCGACAAATGGAAAATGAAACATTAAATTGGTCGTTTTTTAAGATTTCCGGTTTTTAAGTCAGAAAAAATACGGGGGTAAGACAAAAATATATGGTATATTTTTAAGAATTAAACAAAATGGATAAAGAACAATTACTTAAAATGTACGCCGCACTAAAAAACAATCCCGGGGAATTAGTAAAAGCGGCGTCACGCAATAGGCTGATAAACTTTGCCCGGTATATGCAACCGGATTTAGCATTGGAACCGTTTCACGTCGTTTATTATACGTTGTTGGATAAATTCGCCCACGGCGAAATAAAGAAAATGATTGTGCAAATGCCCCCTCAACATGGTAAGGAAATATCCGATAATCAGATAGTTGCTACCACTAAAGGGATAAAAAAACATGGTGATTTAATTGTAGGGGATTACGTGTTTGGTAGGGATGGAACCCCGGTTAAAGTATTATGGGTGTCAGAAAAAACAAGAAGCGAATATGTCGTTTCTTTTTCTGATGGGGCAAAGATAGAATGTCATGGTAATCACGAATGGACGGTGTATAATAGATTTCGACAGAAAGAGGAAACTATAGAAACGAAACATATGGCATCCTCCACAATATATAATGGAGATGGAAAAAGAGGAAGCCGATATAAATACCAAGTAGATAGCAATGTTTGCGTAATGTTTGATAGTCGGAATGTAGATTTAGACCCATACGTTTTAGGAGCGTGGCTAGGAGATGGGGATAGCTCATGTGGGATTATACACATTGGCAATAATGATGTTGAAATAATAGGGAATAGTACATATAAGTTCAAAGAAAGTAAGGGCACGACAACACGTAAGTTTTACAGCCCAAAATTGAATATTTTACTAAAAAATAATGGACTAATTAAGAATAAACACGTACCGGATATGTATAAATACAATTCAGTTGAAGTTCGCAAGAATGTGATTGCTGGATTAATTGATACAGATGGGTATGTGTATCACAGAAACGGACGTATAACCATATCCAACACAAACAAGCGGATTATAGACGATGCAGCATTTATATTACGCTCATTAGGTCAGTCTGTAGTTGTGTGTGAATTCAAACCTAGGGTTAGTAGTAGCGGAATAGTAGGGAAGAAGATAGTATATCAACTCTGTTTTAATCCTACAATGACTTTCCCGACAAAAGTAAAACGTAAGAAGATAACGAAATTGTCTATAAATAAGAAGCGTGCTATTGTTTCTATTGAACGAAAGGAGGGATTGGGTTATGGTAATTGCATCCAAGTAGATGGGGGTATCTATCTGGTTGGAGATACGTTTATTCCTACGCATAATAGTGAGGGGTCGAGCCGAAAGTTGCCCGCTTTTATGTTAGGATTGAACCCGGACACAAAAATTTGTATTGGTTCGTATGCTGCAACGATTGCGAGAGATTTTAACCGTGATGTTCAAAGAATAATTGATACGCCAAGTTACCGGGAATTGTTCCCGGAAACGTATTTGAACGGTTCCAACGTCGTAACAATGGCTAATACGTATTTACGAAATTCTGACGTCATAGAAATGGTTGGGCATAAGGGTTTGTTGCGTGTTGTCGGTCGTGGCGGTTCTTTGACGTCAAAAACGGTTGATGTATCTATTTTGGACGACGTTTACAAAGATTATGCCGAGGGCAACAGCCCGATTGTACGTAATGCGGCGTGGAAATGGTACACGACCGTTGTACGTACCCGTTTGCATAATGATTCCCAAGAATTAATTGTGTTTACCCGTTGGCATGATGATGATTTGATTGGACGTATTGAAAAAAGCGGGGAAACCGTAATTGAGATTAAAAGTTGGGACGATGTAAAGAACATTCCGGCGGGCGCATGGGTACGCATTAACTTTGAGGGATTGAAAACCGGGGAGCCAACAGAGATTGACCCACGGGAACCGGGGGCGGCGTTATGGGATAGACGACACAGCCGGGCAAAATTGGAGGGACAAAGAGCGTTAGACCCCGTACAATTTCAATGTTTGTATCAAGGCAACCCCGGAAACGCAGAGGGTAAATTGTACCGGAACCCGTTCCGAACATACGTTGACAAATCCGAATGGGGGACGTATGTACGTAGTGGCAATTACACAGACGTTGCAGACGAGGGCGACGACTTTACATTTTCGGCATGTTATGACGTTTACAAATCCGGTAATGAGGCATGGAACGAGCAAAAGAAACGGTTTGAACCGATTCTGTATGCGCTAATTACTGACATGGTATTTACGCAGGAAAACACGGAAATAACAGCCGTTACCGTCCCGGAAATGATAAACAGATGCGGAACGCAAAAAGCATGGATTGAAAGTAACAACGGCGGTTCCGGATTTGAAAAGGTTATAAGAAAAAAACTAAAAGCAGTAACAGAACCATTTTATCAAGGGGCAAACAAGGAAAGCCGAATTATAACAAATTCAGCGATGGTAAATGCACAAATAATAATGCCGATTGGATGGGAACAGCGTTTTCCAAAGATACACGAACATTTGACCGGGTTTTTGCGTGATTTTCCTGCAAATGCCCATGACGACCCGGAGGACGGATTGACCGGAATATACGAAAAAGAGTTGGCGGACGGCGATACACGACCATACAGCCAAGCAACAAGGGGCGTTAAACGTCGTAACTAACAATTTATTCCATATACGCAAGAGTTTAACGGAAAAATATTATAACTTTGCAAAAGATAAATGGGGTAAAGAGTTAGCCCCGGAGATAGTAAAACGAGTTTTAAATATTAAAATTTTAGGATTATGATTTGTAAGTGTCCGGCGGGTACGGCTTTGCCCGATATTCCCGTAAGTAATTGCCCGGAAAGTTTTGGGCAGATTCAGAAAGTAGCATTTCAAAGATTGTACAAAAGCACCAGAGAAAAAAATTCATTTAAAACCGATGCAGGTATTGAAAAAAAAGCGTCGTGGACGTCGTTGTTGTCGGCTGACGATGATACAAAGATTGTTATTTCCCCATACATTCAAGCCCCGACAGCAGAAGCAGGCGCAGCAAGAACGTTTGGAGGTGGAAACGAAACATTGGGAGGCGTTGAGGAAATTGTGGGGCGTGAGCCAACGCCATTTACCGGGGTTATGCGAAAGTTGCCACAGAAAATTATCAAGGCTTTGAAAGAATTGCAGTGCGAAAGTTGGGGCGACAATTTGGGCGTTTATCTGTTTGACGAAAACGGCGCAATTGGAGCAATTCAAGACGCAAAAACAGCAACAACCCATTATCCGATTCCAATACGTTCTTTGTTTATCGGCGATAAAACATTGGGCGGATATGAGGCACCGGATAGCAACAATATTCAATGGGCATTTTTGCCGAATTGGTCGGATGATTTGGCAATTATTGTTCCGGAGGATTTCAACCCGCTAACAGATTTAAAAGCGGCACCATAGCAATAAGGGGGTTGGTTATGGGAAAGACAACAAAAGTTTTATTGGTTTGTCCCCAACACAATATGAAACGAGAATTTGAGATAACGCACGCCGAACGTTTGTTGATGATGGGAAATAACGGCGGATGGCAGTTGCCGGAAAACTCAAATTTTGAATTTAGCAAAGATTATGGGATTAGGTATAAACGACATAAAAAAACAGATAACGGAGCAAAAGAAAGGGGCGACGATTAACCGTGCGATTGTACACCAACAGCGCATTAAGTTTCACGCCGAAACCTTTGTTTCGCCGTATATCAGTCAACCGTTAACGGATTTTCTGAATTTCGTTTCAAACCTTATACCCGACGATAAGTTTAAAATTTTCAAAACTCTTTTCCGTTACCCCGTTAAGACCAACGAGGTAACGGGAATTTGCTTTGATAAGTTGAGCCGAATTTTTGACGGTCGTAACCCGGCGTTCAATTATCAGTTTATGGAGAGCGAACAAAGGGACGATTGGGAGTATTATAGACAGAACGTTTTAAGGGAGCCGGAAATTTGGAGTTCTAAAGGGTGGGAATATTTCAAAACCGAAATTAACAGCGTTCTAATTGTGGATTTGCCAACGGAGCAAGACGCCGCCGATAAATACCCCCGTCCGTATTTCTATTGGTTGCCAATTGAGCAGGTAATAACGTTTGATGCAGACCCGGTAACGGGCGTTATGCGATGGATAATTTTCAAGCAGGACGACAAACGTATTGCAGTAATTGACGATGAGAGATACCGGGTATTTACGGAGAAAGACGGGAATATTGGCGATTTGCTGATTGACAGCCCCCACGATTTAGGTTATACCCCCGCCCGTTTCTTTTGGAATGAGGCAATAAGTTTGAGGGAACCCGATGTTAAGGCGTCGCCATTGACCGAGCAGTTGGAAAGCATGGATTGGTATCTGTTTTATCATATATCAAAACGGCATTTGGATATGTACGGTTCATATCCTATTTATTCCGGCTATGAACAAAGTTGCGATTTCAGCAACGCAGAAAATGGCGATTATTGCGACGGCGGGTTTTTGAAAGACAAACAAGGACGTTACAAGTTAGACCAAGCCGGGATATTAGAGCGTTGCCCGAAATGTGGCGACAAACGAATTGCCGGGGTTGGTTCTTTTGTTGAAATACCCGTTCCCGATGGCGACAAACAACCGGATTTGCGCAACCCGGTTCAGATGTTGACCGTTGACCGTAATAGTTTGGATTATAATGTTGCCGAGGAAGAGCGATTGCGCAACAATATTATCACGTCTATTGTCGGAACGAATGAGGAAATAACAACACGGGACGCATTGAATGAACAACAGATAAAAGCAAATTTTGAGAGCCAAAGCACAATTTTAAACCGGGTAAAGAAAGGATTTGAGGCGGCGCAACAATTCGTTGATGAAACGGTTTGCCGATTGAGGTACGGCAATTTGTTTGTTTCTGCAAAAATCAATTTAGGCACGGAATTTTATATTTACGATGCAATGGAGTTGCGGGAACGTTACAAGTTAGCAAAGGAAACCGGAGCAAGTGAGGCAGAATTGGACGCAATGCAAAACCAAATTATCGAAACGGAGTACCGGAACGACTCGACCCAATTACAACGTATGTTAGTGTTGGCAGAATTGGAGCCGTACCGACATTTAACCCGTGCCGAGGTATTAAATTTATATGGGCAACAGATAATTAGCGAACCGGAATTGCGTGTAAAACTGAATTTTGCTAATTTTGTTCGCAGATTTGAGCGAGAAAATACAAATATTTTGGAATTTGGAACGCAAATACCATTTTCCGAGAAAATAAAAGTAATAACTAATAAATTTTACGAGTATGCAAGTGAGAACAGAGGAGGGGCAAATTAAAGACGTCAATATTTTAGACGTTACCCCGGAAAATTTTATTGTACCAAAGGGCGAGGAAGATTGTTATCATTGCCGAATTGAGGTTAAGAAATTCAACAAAGACACGGGCGAAAGAATTTCAAAACCACGTATGCAGGTTTTCGGCAAAAAGTTCTTTGAATCTTTTGGGTTGCACAATTTGAGAAAGCAGGGTTTTACCGTTGATGTAATGCACGACCCGAACAAATGGTTGCAGGAAAACGAGGCTAAATTGGAGGCAGAAAAACAGAAGAAAGCCGAAGCCGGTGCAAAAGCCAAAGCAGAGGCAGCAGAGGCAGAGAAAAAAGCAATGAAAGAAGCTATAAAAGCCGAAATTCTTGCAGAACTGAAAGCCGAGGAATTGTTGGCAACGGCGGCAAATCCGGGAAGAAAACCAAAGGAAACACCGGAAGCAAAGCAGAATGCGCCGGAAACAAACAAATAAGTTAAACCAAAAAATTATAAAGATATGGCACAGCAGGACAATTTGATTGTTACAAGTACGAAACCAATTGCGACGATAGACGAAGCCGCAAAAAAGAAATTGAAAGAATGTATTGAAGCCGGAACGATTAACGATGTTATTGTAGTAACATCGGGAACGGCAAAAGTAACAAACAAATCAAAGGTATTGGCATGGTCGAAAGACGTAACAACACCGCAGGCACCAACATATAAGGTTGCGTTGGTAGATTGCAATACCGGAGCGTTGAGCGTATTTAGTTTGAGTTAATAATAAAAGGGTAATATTATGGCATTAACAAGAGAAATTTTGGTAGCGAATGCGGCTTTGTCCGGTTTGACTGACGAACAGATTAACGCAATTACAACGTTATCACAGAATGACGAAAATAGTGTAATAGCAAAGAAAACCGGGGAAATTTACGGCAATTTGGATGTGGATATTTTGGCAGCGTCCGGAGTTGAGAAAAACGGAACTGAAAAAACATACGATTACGCAAAACGTGTGTTGGGAGATTTTAAGACAAAAGCGGAAAGCGTTACCGGGTTGGAATCACAGATTGCAACATTGACAAAAGAGAAAACCCGTTTGGAAAAAGTAATTGCCGACGGTGGAGCAGATGCAGAAACCGCAAAGCAATTAAAGCAGGCAAAAGCAGATTTGGCAAACGTTACAACTCAATATACAGAGTTGAACAAAAAGTTTGAGGCAGAAAAAGAAAACCACGCCAAAGAGTTGTTCGGCATTAAGATAGACAACGAATTGCAAACAGCGTCCGCAGGGCTTAAATTTAAGGCAGGTTTGCCGGAAAGTGTAACAAAGGTTATTTTGCAGCAGGCTAACGATAAAATCAAGGGAATGAACCCGGAATATATCGACGATGGCAAAGGCGGCAAAATTTTGGCGTTTAAGGACGAAGCCGGGGCGATTATGAGAAACCCGAACAATCAGTTAAACCCATTTACGCCGGGCGAGTTGTTAACCCGTGAATTGGACGCAATGGGAATAATTGACAAAGGACGCCAACAGCCGGGAGGCGGAACAATCCCGCCGGGAGGTAGAGGCGCAGGCGGTAGCGTAGTAATTGACGTTGCAGGATGCAAAACACGTGTTGAAGCATACGACGCAATTAGTAACAATCTGATGGCGCAGGGAATGACCGCAGGTTCCAAAAAGTTTGAGGATGCAATGGCGCAAGCATGGAAAGACAACAATATTGCAGCATTGCCGGAGAGATAAAACAACCACGGGTAAAGGGTAAACCCGCATTAATAACAATTTAAAATAAAACATTATGAGTTTAATTGCAACAAGATTACAGAATTGGCGAGTTCAGAACCCGGAATTTGACCGCAATATGACCCGCCCGTGTGAGTATGGCGCATTGGATTTCTTTATTGAGCAAACCAACGCCGCAAATTCCATTATTAACCCAAAGTTGAGGGAAAAGGCGTTTGCCTCAATGGGTAATACCGTGCAAATCCCGGTTATCAATTACGATGGCGATGTTACCGTTGGCAACGTCCGTTCATGTGTAATTGAGGACGACGAAAATACGTCCGCACTTTATACCGTTGTGTGGGCAACATACACAATCGGTTTTACTATGGTTCCGGCGGCTTATATGAACAATGAAATTTCGTATGGACACGACTTTTACCGTAAAATGGAAAAATATACACGTGCGTTGGCTGATGCGTTAGACAAAGGCGCAATTGCAGCGTTGGAAGCACAGAAAACGCAGAAATTGAAAGACGACTTGAATTATGACTTTTCCGGTAACGTTATCAAGGTTAAAAAGGAAATGGCAACCGAAATTTTGGGCGACATTGACCCAATTATGAGAGCCAATTGTTACCCACGTATGCCGCATATCGTTTGCAACGCCGGAATCGAAAGTTTGGTTCGCAAGTTGGCGCAGCATGGAGCGACAAACGACGTAAACAAACAGTTGGAATACGCCGGAAAGAAATTCCATTACACAAACAACGTGACAAACGAAGCAAGCCAAAATGGAACATTCTTTGCTGTTGAAGATGGTAACGTTGGCGTGTTAACCCGTGTTGACCGTGAAGCATTGCGCCGTACACGTGCCAATTTCCATGAATGGGATGTTGTACGTTTGCCGATGATTGATTTGCCAGTTGGTTCACATTACTATACTTCGGTTGGCGACCAAAGTGCAACAGTAGGAGCAGCAACAGAGGATTTGACTTGCGCCGTTAAGGAGTATTTCGGATTTAGTGTTGATGTTGCCTTTTTGGTTGCTTATAACAGTGACCCAACAAAGGTTGCAAATCCGATTATCAAAGTGCAGATTGCAGCACGTGACCAAAACGAACCTTTGGGTATACCTGTATATGTTACCAACGCCGCAGCATTTCCCGCCGGAGGTGCGAGCGCATAACGCCGGAGCATAACGAATTATTTAACCGAGGGGACGGGGTGGTTATCCCCGCCCCCTTATTTATTGCAATCTTAATTCCTAATATGGGAAATAAATGGGCGTTTTTATGATAAGAATAAATGAAATATGCGAAGCGTTAAAAAATGTGTGCGGGTGGGAGCAATCATACGACCCGGCAAAGGCGATAGACGACAATTTAACGCAGACGGAAAGTGGGTTGTATTTTCAAGGTGCGCACCCGCTTTTGACGTTAGATAATATGCAGGCAATAATGCCGGACGATTGGGGGCTACAATATCCGGAATGGAATTTGATTTTGCCGTATAAAGCCGGGCAAAAAGTAAAGCATAACAATATATTTTGGATTGCTAAAATAGATAATACCGGGCAGGAACCGACGGCGAGCGATTTTAACGAAGATTACAGCCGGGACGATTACGGAAACCCGTATTGGCGACCATACAACATTTTTTCTGACTTTTTGGAAAGACTGACATTAAACGGAATTGCAACCGTTGTTCAGACTTTTACACAGATTAAGCAGTTGGAAAAGGAAACCCGCAATTTATTGGAAAGAAAAACGTTTTTTGATGGTTCCGGCAGAATCCGGGCTACAATTCAAAATACCCATAAATTAGTAGGATTTGAAATTGTTCCGGTTCGTAGTATGGGGGTAACAACCAAAATTGAGAAAATCGGGCTACAAATGACCGGAGCGACCGGAAAGGTAAGAATGTATTTATTTCATTCGTCGCAGATTGACCCGGTAAAAACATTCGATTTGGATTTTACCGTTACAAATGGCGGCTTTCAATGGTTCCCGTTGACCGATTGTTATTTGCCGTATATCAGCGACGCAAACAACGCCGGGGGTTCATGGTTTCTTTGCTATAATCAAGACGAATTACCCGCCGGGATGGAAGCAATAAACGTATCTAAGGATTGGAGCCGGGAGCCGTGCGGAACGTGCAACATTGGTTCCGTCGAAACATGGCGAGAAATGACAAAGTATTTGCAGGTTTCCCCGTTTAAGGTTGACGCCCCGGAAACATTCGAGCAATACCCGGAATTATGGGACGTGGCTTATACTATGTACACAAATACCCACAATTACGGGCTAAATTGCGAAATAACGGTTGGTTGCGATTTGACCGACTTTATTATTTCGCAACGGCAGATGTTCCAAACCGTTATTCAAAGGCAGGTTGCGGCAATAGGTTTGCGAACGTTAGCAATGAACCCCAACGTAAGGGTTAACCGCAATCAATCAAACGCAACCCGGATGGATATTTTGTATGAGTTGGACGGCAACACGTCCGGCGTTCGTCCCGGCGGTTTAGGTTACGACCTTAAAAAGTCTTATGAGGCGTTGCAAATAGATACGCAAGGGTTAGACCGTATCTGTTTAGCCTGCAATAACCGTGGGGTAAGATACAGAACCGTGTAATTATATAATTCAAAGGGAAAGTTGTATATAATTTCATGTAAAAGTTGTATTTATGAAACGGATAACCGATTTGCGAAAAAGGGTTGCGGATTTCAACGAGGCTTTGACGTCCGGGCGGATAATACAAAACATTATATGGGACAATGAGGCATATATAGTTGATTTGAACGCCGAGGAACAATTGTTTGAACAAGGTATTAACCGTTTGGGCGTCGAAATTTCGGATTATGCACCATACAGCCCCGTAACAATCGCAATTAAAGAGGCTAAGGGACAGCCGACAAACCGGGTAACGTTACGGGATGAGGGAGATTTTGAAAGTAGTTTTTATTTAGAGGTTGGCGACAAACAATTTGAAATTAAAGCGTCTGACTTTAAAACAGAGGATTTAATAAAAAAATACGGTCGTCAAATATTGGGTTTAACCGACGAAAATATTTCAATATTGATTTGGAAATATATTTTCCCGGATTTAATGGCAGAAACAAAAAAACAAATTTATGGCAAATAATGTAAAAGCCCCGGTTATTGACAACCCGGAATTGTTAGACCGGATAATTGGAAACATGCAAAACGGATTAGTTGATAATTTGCCGTGGTTGGATTATGCGTTTGGCAGGGCGGAAAGACTTGTTAAAATGAACGCAAACCAAAAACGCTATTATACGCCAAACGTGTATTCCGGGAAAAACGAATATATGGAAGTTTGCCCCGATGCGGGTATTGGTAATTTCTGTTTCTTTTGGGTTGACGACCCGCAAAATATCAGTTGGGAACCCGGAGTTGATATTGGCATAAAAACGGCGTTTTCGATTATCTTTTGGTTTGATTACAGAAAGATATACAACGATGCAAGCACACGCAACAAAGAGGATTTGAAGCGGCAAATATTGGACGTTTTGAACGGCGGTTTTTTGGTGCGAAATGGAAGTTACAGAATAAACAAAGTGTACGAATTGGCGGAAAACATTTACAGGGGCTTTTCGTTGGATGAAATAGAAAACCAATTTTTAATGCACCCGTTCGGCGGATTCCGGTTTGAGGGCGAATTGAGTATTGGAGAAACATGTAAATTGTAGTATATGGAACATTTTATTTATAACATTATTGTTGTCGCATTAATAGCGGCTTTTGTGCTGACGTTATTACGCAAATGGGGCGTCATTGAATGGGTACAGATTCACGGGAACGATTTCTTTTCAAAGATGTTTAATTGCGATTTCTGTTTGTCGTGGTGGGCGTGCGTTTTGATTTGTTTCTTTGCGTTGATATTTACCGGGAACCCCGCATTTTTGGGCGTTCCCTTTTGTAGTACAATGATAACACGTGTTTTATTATGAAGAATGTACAAATAAAAGGAATGAACGTTGAGTTGTATGATAGTATAGACGAATTGCCGATGTTGCGTTTCCACAAGTATAACAAAATGCTTTTGGTTGACGCCGGGGTTGGTTCTGATTTATCGGATTTTGACCGACATATTGAAAAGGTAATACGTTATTTGAACAGCCCAACGCCAAACATGGCAACCGTTGAGTTGGAAAATATGCGCCAAAACATATATTTCATTCAATCCGAGGTTTCCCCCCGGCATTTGGCTTTTGCCGTGTTGGTTAAATCAATAAATGGTAAACCCCGAAATGATTTGTCAGATGATGGATTGCAACAAACAATGAGTCTTTTTAAAGACGTTGCAAATTCAGAGATAACCGCCCATTTGGAAGCGGTTAAAAAAAAAATAGACGATGAATTGCGTTTGTATTTTCCCCGGTTGTTCGATGATGCGACATTGAAAGAGTATTACGATAAATTGAAACAAAGAACGATTGTTGTATTACACACAATAATAGACGGTCGGGCAACCGAGGCGGACGCAAAAGAGATTGACGACATTACGGCGGAGTTGATAACCTATTTCAACCCGCAGACGTTTACCGGGTCGGAAAGCGTGGAAATTAGGCATGACAGACAATTTGAAAATATGTGTTTGATATTGTCCCAAAATTTGCATGTTGACCCAAAGAAATTTACCGTTTTGGAATATTACAACGCATTTGAGTATATCAAGGAACAAGCCAAAAAAGCAAACAAGCAAAAAAAGGTAAAATAAGGCGATTTCCGGCGTTTTTATTTTTAGGCGATAAATTACACACTTGAGAAAAGAAAATGCAACAGACGGGGGAATTTCCCGTAAATAACTTAACAATCGGCGTATGGCAGATAATAACAACCCAATCAAATATTCGGATTTAATAAGCCCGGATAATTCGATTACAGATTTGATAAAACAATTGGATGAACTTTCGGACACATATACAAATGCGCTGAAAAATATCAAAGCCGAAGCAATACAATTGGCGGAGATTCTGAAAAAGGTTTCCGGCGCAACGGAGGACGGGCGAAAGACAACCAAAAAAGCCGCAGACGATGCGGAACGTTTGGCACGTGCGCAACGTGATTTGGCGTTTGCAGAAAGCGAGAACGCCAAAAAGTTAGCCGAGTTAAAATTGGCACAGCAGGAAGCGAACCAAATTAATAAACTGATTGTGAAAATAAATCAATCCGCCGAGGGTAGTTATAACCGTTTATCGGCGCAATATTCATTGAATAAGATTTATTTAAACAACATGACTAAAGCCGAACGGGAAAACACCGAGGAGGGGCGAAAATTGGTTGCACAAACCAAAGAAATATACGAAGAAATGAAACGTTTGCAGGAAGCAACCGGGAAATTTCAATTGAACGTCGGAAATTATACGGAGGCGTCCGACGCAATTATTGCGTATGGCGACAAATTAAAAGAAACGTTAGGTTTAAATAGCGCATTTGGCGAAAGTCTTTTGGCGTTAGGACGTGGCGGGGCTGAAAGTAAAGCCGTTTTTACAGCTATTGGCGACGGGGCAAAAGCATTGGGAAAAACTTTGTTGGGATTACTTTCAAACCCGGTTTTTTTGGCGATTGCCGGAATTACGGCGGCGGGTGCGGCGTTTAAATGGTGGTACGATTATAACGCCGGGTTAGTTGAGGCAACGAGATTGACGCAACAATTTACCGGGAAAAGTGGCGATGATTTGAAAGCGTTTAGAAATGAGGTGCAAGCCGTCGCCGATTCATTCAACGCAGATTTCCGGGAAACATTGATTGCAACAAACGCATTATCAAAACAATTTGGTATTTCTGCAAATGAGGCATTGCAATTGGTTAAGGATGGGTTTTTAGCCGGAGGCGATGCGAACGGGGAATTTTTAGACACGTTGAAAGAATACCCGGCATATTTCAAAGAGGCGGGAATATCAGCAGACCAATTTGTTGCAATTGTTACCCAAACAAACAAAATGGGTATCTTTTCAGACAAAGGCGTTGACGCAATTAAGGAGGCAAATTTGCGTTTGCGTGAAATGACGACGGCGACGGCGGCGGCTTTGGACGGTATCGGTATTTCGTCGGAACAAGTTCAAAAAGATTTGCAGACCGGAACCAAAACAACGTTCGATGTTATACAAGACGTTTCCGCAAAATTGGCAGAATTGCCGGATAATGCGGCAACGGTCGGGGCTGCAATTGCAGATATATTCGGGGGGCCCGGAGAGGACGCCGGATTGCAGTATTTGCGCACGTTGAAAGATATTTCAACAAACATGGATGAAGTAAAAGGGAAAGCCGGAGTTTTGGCGCAATTGCAGGAGGAACAATTGCAAAGCCAAATTGAGTTGCAAAACGCATTATCCGGGTTGTTTGACGCAACCGGAGGGAATTTTGAAACGTTGACAACGCAGGCAAAAGTTTTTGTTAACCAAGGATTGACGGCGATAATAAAAGGGGTTATTGATGTTGTCAATTACTTTATTGAGTTGTACAATGAAAGTGTTTTGATACGTGCCATTTGGAACGGTATAGTTGCCGGATTTAAAACCACATTTGACACGTTGGGAAATTTGTTTGGATTCTTTATTGATATTGTCAAAGCAACCGGAACCGCATTAAAGGGAGCGTTTACGTTGGATTTTGACGACGTTAAAAAAGGGTTGTCAGATTATGCAGCCGCATACGGAAATTTGGTAAAAGCACAAGTAAAGGACATTACCCAAAATTTCAAAGAGGGGTTGGATGATATGCAAAAGAAAATAAAGCCGATAACAATCCCCGTTTCCGTAGGAGATACGCCAAAAGAACCGACCGGGAACAAACCCGTAACAACACAGGACCCAACCGTAACGCCGAGGGGTAAAAGCGATGCGGAAAAGGCAGCAGAACAGCAAGCAAAACAAATTGAGGCGGCATATAAAAAGAATTTGGAAGCAACCCGAAAATTGCAGGATGCACAATTGCAGTTGGAAACCGACGAATGGGCAAAGCGTCGCCAACAAACGCAATATCAGTATTCCCGCCAAATTGAGGATTTACAACACCAATTGCAGACCGAAAAGGATTTGAACGAAACCGGACGCCAAGCGATAAACGCCACAATTACGGCGTTGGAACAGCAACAAACCGAGGCATTATTGAAAATCGAACAAGACCGACAATTGCAGGAATTGGCGTTGCAGAAAGAAAGCATTGAATTACGTTTGCAAGCAGTCAAAAAGGGAAGCGAGCAGGAAAGACAATTGCGGATGCAGTTGTTGGAAAACGAAAGACAAACCGCATTATTACAGAACCAACAGAAACCGACCGGGCAACAGCAAGACGCCGGGGCGATTAATGCAAGTTTTGACGCAAAGGGAGCCGGAATTGCGGACGAATATTTGCAAGCGCAATTACAGATATTCGACCAACAACAAGCGTTGGCACAATCGGAGTTTGATTTGTTGAGAAATTCAGAAGCCCGGAAAACTCAATTCCGTTTGCAAGCAGAAAAGGAACGTTTGCAAAAGGTTTTAGAATTAAATCAGCAAGCCGCCAATAAATTGTCTGATGTTGAGGTACAAACAATTCAAAACACTATTAAAAAAATAGACCAAGAAATTGAGCAATCCAAAGGGGAGGAACGAGGAACAGACATTTACGGTTTGTTTGGGCTTAATTTGGACGACGACCAAAAAGAGGCAATTAATACGTCTATGCAATACGCATTGGATGCGTTAAATACATTCACGGCGGCACGTGTTGCCGCAGCAGATGCAGCCGTTGAGCAAGCGGATAAAGAGGTTTCCGCCGCACAATCGGCGTTGGATGCAGAATTGGAAGCAAGGGCAAACGGGTACGCCAATAATGTTGTACAAGCGCAAAAGGAGTTGGATTTAGCAAAGAAAAACCAAGAAAAAGCGTTGAAAGAACAACAGAAAGCGCAAAAACAGCAGGAAGCAATACAAACATTGCAGCAAATCGGAAACATGGTAACAGCAACGGCGCTGATATGGTCGCAATTAGGTTTCCCGTTTGCAATACCTGCAATTGCCGTAATGTGGGCGAGTTTTGCAGCGTCTAAAATCAAGGCGGCGCAATTGGCAAAACAGACCGGAGGAACCGGAGGAACGGAAACATACGGCGACGGTACCGTTGAACTTTTGGAGGGCGGTTCGCACCAAAGCGGAAATGATATTGATTTAGGAACGAAACCGGACGGAACCCGCCGACGTGCCGAGGGAGGCGAATTTTTCGCCGTGATAAATAAACGAAGTTCACGCCGTTTCAGAAAGATAATACCGGACGTTATCAATTCGCTAAACAATGGTACGTTTGCACATAAGTATTTAAAATCCTATTCAGACGGCGACGGTTTGACGTTAAACGTTACCGGACAAAGCCCGGATTTACGCAATTTGTCGGATGATGTAAGGGAAATTAAGGAACAGAACCGACGACGGGTTTACGTGGATGGCGACGGAAATACGATTGAAAGTTACAAGAATTTGAAACGTAAAATAAAAAGACTATGACACCAAAATATAGATTCTTTTTGCAGATAGGGGAGGACGGAACCAAACAAACCGTCTGCCCCAATTATAAGGATGATTTAACGTTGGATTATGAGTTGGAAACAAATCAAAGGTTTTACCGGGCTAAATTGTCCGGTAAAATAAACTTTGTCCGTGCTGATTACGATATTATCAATGACGCCCCGTTTGATTCTGAATTTTTCCTATATATAGAAAAAAGCGATGATTGGGGACAAACATACAATCAATACTATAAAGCAAAGTTTATGAAAACGGATTGTACGTTTAATGATGATGATAAATTGGTTACGGTACAGCCGGAAACAATAGACCAATACAACGACGTTTTGGCAGGATTGGAAAAGGAATACAATTTAATTGAGTTGGCCCCACAAATCGAATTTCTTACAATAAGAAAACGCCCATTGATACAAATATACGTTCCCGGAGATAGTATTGTTTCGTGCTTTTTGGGCGGCACGAATTGGGAACAAGACGCAAACGCCACGACTGACCAAAACGCATTAATACAAACCTATCATTTTGCACTATGTAATATTTTGAAAGAAATACAAATTACGTCGCAAGGTTCCCCGGCGGTAATATCCGGGCTTTATAGTGGGCGGATGTCGACGGGTGTAAGTCCTGATGAATTTATGGGAGATTTATACCCGGAATTAAATGTAAATTATTATATCCATATTGCACAAAAACGAGTTGCGGGTGGGCTACCTATTGGGCTAGCAGGTGTTGAGATACGCCGCCGTTCTGATGATGTGGCAATGTTCCGGTATACAAAGATGACGCAAGAACCTTTTGATACGTTGGAATTTGATTTAACCGCCGTTGAGGGTTCCGGAGCAACGGGTACGATGCACGCCGATATGAAAAGTTATAATATATACGCCCGGTATTTGGTTGATGTTGATAAAATAGGCGATTTAGATACATACCCGTTGTCGTCCGATGATATTGTAGATAATAATAGAAATTACCGCCGGGCAATTGGTTACGCAATCGACGTGGCATTTATATCTAATAATTTTTCAGATACGCCGACCGAGTGGGGATTAGCCGACAGTGGAAAGTATTTTGAGCCGCCTTATTCCATATATGGACAAACGTTTTATCCAATCGCCCGGTCAACGTGGCGTTATGCGTCGTTATGGTTTGGGTTTTATCTGATGGATTGGATATTAGAGGAAAAAGCCCGAAAAGCATATACTTTGCGTGATGCGTTTACATTGTCGTCATGTATCAATGTGCTATTAAAAGAATTTGCGCCCGGAATAACGCATGAAGCGACGCCGGAATACAGCCAATTTCTTTATAACACAAACAATCCTATTTCCGGGCAGTCATTTAAGTTGCTAATAAGTCAGAAAAGTAATATCATTAATGGCGAATATAAAACCCCGGCGCAAAAAGCCCCGATTACATTACAACAGATTATGACGATGTTACGGGATATTTACAAATGTTATTGGTATATTGAGGACGGAAAATTTAAAATTGAACAGGTAAGTTGGTTTAGAAATGGCGGTTCGTATGGATATAACCCGATTATTGATTATGATTTAACACAATTAGAAAACGTTAGGAACGGCAAAAAATTAGCTTTTGCAACGTCTGAATATTCATTTGACAAAGTAGAAATGCCGGAACGTTATCACTTTGAGTGGATGGATGATGTAACAACACCATTTGAGGGTTTACCAATAGAAATTACGTCCAAATATGTAACAGCCGGAAAGATAGAAGAAATAAATATTTCCAATTTTACGTCCGATATTGATTTGATGTTGTTAAACCCCGGTGCAATTAGTTTGGATGGATTCGCATTGTTTGCGGCGGTTATGCCGTCCGGAGGTGGACAATTGGAATTGCCGTTTACAAGACAAACCGTTGATAGCGTAAAATATTTTTTGCAAAATGGATATTTAGCGTTTATCAATATACAACCGACATATTGGGTTTATGATATGCCCGCACGGAATTTCAAAATAAATAATTCCCAATATTATGCTTTGGGAGGATTGGAACGTAAAAAGAAACAAACATTGAATTTCCCGGCAGGAACCACAGACCCAAACCCGATGCACTTAGTTAAAACATATATCGGTAACGGTCAAGTTGATAAACTTTCGGTAAATTTGTGTAGTCGAAATATTAAAGCAACGTTGAAATATGATACAGAATAACAACATAAGTGTTTTACCGTGGTACACGTCAATAAATGAACAGAACCACAGAAAAAGTTACGCATACGGCGCAATTTACCCGTTATTTGCCCCGGCTGATAGATTGTTACCGTTTCAGATAATCAGAAACACACGGTCAAATAATGTTACGTCAGTGGTATTGTATGAAAAGACCGGAAAGCAAGTTGCAAACATAACAACGTATATGAAAGAAACCGGATTGCAGATTGTCCGGTTTCAAACGTTGGGTTATGATGTTATATTGTACCCGTCAATATTACCCATGCCATTAAATCAGTTGGACGGAATATATTATATGACGTTATCGGATGGCGTGCAAACGTGGTATTCCGAAATGTTCACGGTCGTACAAGATATTTTCGGTTACTTAAAAATACAATGGTGGGACATTGATAATTTGGTATTTGACGCCGGGCAAATAGTATATAAAAACCCGGATTTCAAAAATACGTTGTACCTTTGTACAGAGTTGGGAAAACCGGATTATGAATTTGAAGAGGACGGCGAAGAACGGGACGGGTATTTTTTTCCGGAAAAACAAATATCAGTCAAAACGTTTAAATGTACGATATTGGCACCGGAGTTCCTTTGCGACGTTATGCGTTTTATCCGTATGGCTGATTACATTCATATAACGGATAAATACGGCAGGGAATACGATTGCGACACGTTTTTAATTACCCCGAAATGGCAAACGCAGGGGGATTTGGCGAGCGTGGAAATTGAGTTTAAAACAAATACCGTCGTGAAGAAAATAGGACGTGGCTATATAATAGCAAACAAAGGAGATTTTAACGAAGATTTCAATAATGATTTCAAAAACAATTAAATTATCAAATTATGGGAAATTATGAACAATTAAAAGCAGCAATTGCCGCCGTTATCAAAGCAAACGGCAGGCAAGAAATCACGGGGGATGTGTTGCAATCAGCGTTGTTGTCGATGGTTAGCAATATAGGGAGTAATGCAACATTTGCAGGATTTGCGAAGCCGGATACAATACCGGGAACGCCAGACCAAAATATATTCTATATTGCGTATGAAAATGGAACATATTCCAATTTCAGTGGAATAATATTGCAAAATGAGATTGTTTTTTTTGTAAACAAAAATGGGATTTGGAAAAAAGAAGAAACCGGAATTGCCTCAGCTGAAAAAATGGAGGAATTGGACATATTAATAAATACAATTTTAAATACAATAAAAAATGGAATTGTATCAGATGTAACTATTGATGATAATGGTGCAGGATACACAGCGGCAGGAAGTACAGCGGGCAATGGTTGGGTAAAATCTGATTTTTTACCAATAAACTATGGGGATAAAATAGAATACAAACTTGACGGATGGCAAAATTTTTGCATTTTAGCATTATTCGATTCTGAAAAACGAAGAATTTTAGAAAATCAAATTGTTGGAGCAACGGGCGTGTATAGTGGTTACGGAAACTTTAAAGAGGGAATATATGTAAATACAAACAAAAATGTAAAATTTGCAATTGTTCAAACAAGGCAAGAAACTTTACAAAGCGCAAACGCAAAAATTATTAATTATGTAGATAATTTTATTAATAAAGTTGAGTTAGAGGCTTATAAGAAAGAAAATGAAAATGGGAAAAAAGAACTAACAGAAAGTATTGCACAGATAGACGGAGTGTTATATTCTAATGAGGAGGATAATATAATTATCAACAATTCATCTGGTAATGGTATTGCCTATTCAAACGGTAGTAACGCTGGTAGTGGTCATTATGTAACAGAAAAGATAGCAGTATTTGAAGGGGATAGAATTGATTATACCTTATCAGAAGCAAGTAATTTCTGTATGATTGGCGCATGGAAAAATGGGGCGTATTCTCAGTCTGATTCAGTTGCTGGAATTGCGTCTTTAACGAGCGGTACATATATTGTACCCAAAGGAATTACAGAAGTTAAACTTGGAACAAACGTATATCAAGGGGCAACAGCCAAGATTATAAGAAAAGAATTTAGATTTGCTACAAAAGAAGAATTTACTAAAATTAAAAATATAAAACCATTCAACACAGATATAGATGAACATCTAATTGATGAGGTGTGTGGAAAATTCTATGGAGAAAGAGCTATTGCCCATAATAAGTATATGACTTCTGCAAGTAAGATTGTATATGTTGATACAGTTGGAGGTAACGATGATGATAATGGATTGTCTCAAGATACAGCTGTAAAAACTCTTACAAAAGCAAATGAAATACTTATAGATGGTGACACTCTGTTAATAAAAAGAGGTAGTGTATTTATTGCCGAAGAAACTATTAAAAAAAATGGCATTATCATTGATTGTTATGGTGACCCTACAAAAGAAAAACCAACTTCATACAACCTTATCGATGTAACAAATTCTACAAATATAGAAAAAGTAGTTGGTTATCAGAATATATATAGAATTGCATGGGAAAACAAAGGCGCAAGTGGAAGTGACAGAGCAGCAATACAAGTGTTTATAGACGGGAAAGCGTGTGGGGATTGGACAATATATACCGGATACACTCCAAGTAGTTATGACGTAATTACTGAAAATGGTGCAATGCAATATTTACAAAGTAATGTTGATAATTCGGCATGGTGTGATGCGTATCTAAATAAAGGTTTCAGTAATGGATGGGAAGCAGGTACTAATTATATATACTTCGCTGTATCATTTGACCCAACCGTCCAAACAGTATTAAATACGCACAAAATACAGATAACAAGAAGTGTTGGGCAGTTGGTTAAGTTTACAGGAAAAGATACCGACTTGCGAAACTTTATATGGCAAACAATATGCTTTAATGTAATTGACCCGTGTAAATTTAACGAAAATGTAGAATTATACAATTTTGTAAGACATGGATTCCATTATGAATGTTCTTGGTTTATGAACTGCAAAACAGATGTTTTGGAGGGTATTGGTAAACATTATCATTATCAGCCTAAAAACGACCAAACGTTTTACGAAGAAATAGTAATATTTGGATGCAAGGCAATAAGTAGGAGAAAAGATAGGCGGGGAGAATTGTTTGACGGGCATGGTACAAATACTTCAAACCCCGTCGTGACATATAATAGAGCATACGTTATTAATTGTTATGCGGAAAATCTATCGTATGCGTCAGATTCCCCAAATGTAGCTAATACATACATAAAAAACATAACATTAAATAATTGTGCGTCAATAGCTGTATATCGAAATAATACAATAATTGATGGAGTGTTTGGAACATTAAATCCAAATTCTAAAACGCCGATTATAACACCACCAACAAAAAACCAAAATGGGAAATTAAAAAATACTCATTTAAAGGTAATATCTGAAAAAGGAGGAGTATATCTAATGTACGATGTAGGATATAATAAACAATATGGTTATTTGACTTTTGACAATGTATCTATATTGATTTATAAAGAAAGTGAAGGTGAGAGTACTAATGAATTAGCAACCACATTTTCGTTTTGGAATGGAAATTCTAATTTCTATTTCAGTAATTGTACATTTGCTTGTAAACATAAAAGCGGTGCAGTTGAAAAGTTTGCAAGAGATACTGATAATGTTACAGATTTCTCTAATATTAATTTTAAAAACGTTGTAATAGCAGGTATAGAAAACAATAAAGATATTATTAACGACAATATACAATGGTTAAATAACGTAGATGATTTATTTACAATAGAAAATCAATTAAGATTAATGTATATATCGGATGGGGAAATTAAAACATTAAGTATGTAGTATATATGGAAAGAATTATGAATTTGGAGCAATGGCGTATAATCGCCATTTCCACGGTTAGCCCGTTATTTGGGTATTTAACCCCGACAAAGGGTTTTGTTTATGCGTTAGTAGTAATGTTTGCGTTCAATATTTGGGCGGGAATGAGGGCGGACGGCGTGGCAATTGTCAGATGCAAAAACTTTTCATTCCGGAAGTTCAAAAACGCATTATGTGAATTTCTTTTGTATCTGTTTATAGTGGAGACGATTTTTGTAATAATGAAAAATTGCGGCGACGGCCAAGCGGCGATTGTCGTTGTTAAATCGCTTACATATGTATTTATATACGTTTATTTACAAAATGCGTTCCGGAATCTGATTATTGCGTACCCCCGGGAATTGGCATTGCGTATTATTTACCATGTTATCCGTTTGGAGTTTACAAGGGCTTTACCGTCGCATTTGCAACCGATAATTGACAGATTGGAAAAAGAATTTGGGGACGACCCCGACAAAAACAATAAAAAGAAAAAAGATGAATAAACAAAGTAATATGTTTAACCCGGTGCGGAGCAATCCGCACCACAAAATTTTATTATTATGGCAGGAATGAAACAATTATCAGCGGGCAGCAGCCAAATTTTAATGATGATGTTCCGGGATAAAAACAACGCCCCAATTAAGGCGGATTCCGTACACGTCAAAGGTTCGATTTTTACCGGAAGCGGTAAGCCGTTTGAATTTGAGGTAAACAAAGGGGTTTGCACCAATTGTAAGATTCAGAACGATATGTTGTTGTTTAATATCGTTCCGCTTTTGGGTTTGGGGCAAATGCAGGTTTATACGCAAACTTTTTTGGGCGATGCAAAAGCAATAACCGGAACATACATTTCAGAGAACCAACAGAAATTGGGCGTTGAAGTGGTTCAGAAAGGTACATTCCTTTCAGATAGACAGGGCGCAATGTGGGTTGATGTATATTTGCCAATAGAAATTAATGATGCAGCACAAATTCCGTGGGTTCCGGCAGGAGCGGACGAACAATGGATTAAAGATTATTTGGACAAGTATGTAAAAACCCCGGCGTTTGCCGCAACGCTGGCGGCATTGGGCGGGGCAAGCAAAAACCTTTCAAATGTTGATGCAAAAGACTTTGAGAAAAAAAGCAAAGGACGGTAATTTTGCTCAGAATGATTTAGCGGACGTAGATTTGGCAAAACTCAAAGAAAAAGGTTTGGCGGCAGGATTGGCAGACGCAAAGAACCCAATAAGCCCAACAGAGTTTGACCGTATGATTAAGCAAAATGCGGCTTTTATTGCATTGTCTAAAACAGCGCACCCGGCAACAGCAGGAAAGACAAACGAGCAGATTAAGGCGTTATTCTATGCCAACCGCCAAGAGGTACAAAAGGGGGTAAATCTGAATACAGACCCGTACAACAAAAGTACAACTTTGTTGTTGCTTTGATGAAGTACACCGGAACGGAAGCGGTCGCACCGTCCCCGGAATTACTTAGTATTAACAATGACCAACCGCAATTTAATGCAGGATGGAGCATTGCAGACAGATTGTTTATTTCGGAAGATGTAGTAAGCGGAATCCACGAGGCAACCAAAACTTTTGTTGTTCCGGCTGATGCAGTAGAATTTGCGGTTATTATATATCCTACTGAATCACAAACGCCAACCGATATGGTACTGAATGATTTTGAGGGGGATATAACCCCGTGGTTTAATCGAATGGTAGTAACAGATAGTTCGCATATTTCGGAAAAATATTTGGAATATCAGAAAGACTATGCAAAATTTGTTGTTATGACCCCGGCAGGCGATGCAAGTTACCGATATACGTACAACAAGACCGCAGGAAATATACCTTTGGGCATTAAAAAGGGTTTGGCTTTGGTTAGCAATAATAACGCATGGGCAGACCCCGGAGCGTCAGACCCTAACAAAGTTCAAGGAGATTTATTGGCAGAGGCGGACGGAATTATAACAATTCAGTATTCCGGGCAGGCATACAACGAAACAAGCACAATGAATGAGGCAAATTTTTGGGCTGTAAAGGTTGCGCCGGATGGTTCATTAACGGAAGTTCCAAACAGCCGATATTCAACAACCATTGAAGCAAACAGAAAGATTGCCAAGAACATTCAGTCTAAAAGTATATCATTCCCAATTCAGCAGGGCGAGTCAGTTAGATTTTTGGCTAATTCAAATATTGATGATGGCTTTTATCTGCAAAGCGGAACAGACGGAAAACCTTTGTTTGAGGTTATTGTAAACTTCAAAGAAATGGTAGGTATGCCGTTTATACCGGATGAGTTAGAAAAGGGGGCAACAGAATTTTATGAATAATAACCGAGGGGGCGAAAATCCCCCATAAAAAAAAGAAAATGAGTAAATAAATAATTATATTTGCAACGGGGATAGGCGGAGTAA